GATGAGTCGTGTTCGTAAAGAGGAGATCCCGATCTACTACGTGGACCAAATGCAGATGCAGATGGAGTGCACGGGGATTGACGAGTGCGAGTATGCTGAGTTCCGTTTCAAGCAGCTCAACTTTACGGCGTGGGATGAGAGCACCCTTAAGAAGGGTGTCTTTGCAGTGGATGAGAAGGGGACAGTTGAGTACAAGCCCGACGACCTTGATCTCCATAACTGGCAGTGTGCGCTGGAGGGTGATCAGCAGTATGTGTATTGGGTTCTGACGGACATCAAGGAGGATTTTGTCCCTAAGGATCCTAACTGGCTACCAAGTCACTTGGATGATCTGAAGGCATTCTGGGACGATGTTGTCCGTCACCGTGAGAATGGAACGAAGCCTGAGCGTCTTGCTCCTAAGATCTTGAGCATTGATATTTGATCCATGCCCAATACGAAAAACGAGGAGCAGCAAACTTCTTATTCCATTCGTCAATCGTAAACTGACTACCCATGCTCAGATTACAACGAGAGCAAATAGGAATAAGATTTTGGACATCTGTTTTTCCACCTTTGGATTCAGGAATATTGTGACCACATTGAAAATCAAACACGTTCATGGTATTCGTACACCACGATACTTTGCACTTAGTTTGAAACTTGGGTCCAACATGGACCAACCATACTTGTTCACGAAGGGCTCTTGGGATTTTTGATTTGCATGTCATTGGTTCTTCTCACTTACGACCCGTAAGCTTCTTGCTCCTGCGCCGCCTCCTACGAGTTTTACGACCACCAAGGTTATTCATCTCAGCAATGACATCCTTGTGCATCGGGTTAATAATTTGATTTAACTTTTTAGACTTCTCCATTTCAACCTTGACACCCTTTAACTCTTTTTTCATACGAGCATCCTGATCCTTCTTAAGTGCAGCAGTTTTCTGCTTCATTTCAGCAAGGTAGGCGTCATCGTCACATGTAGGCTTTGACCCACATGATCCCCTTCCCCTCATTATTTAACGCATGGATTAAAGTTTAGAGTTCCACTGATTCACCTGCCAAGGAGACATGGATCCAACTGCCTCACCGACATCGCTCGGGATAACAAAGTGGTTGGTCCGCTGAGAATAGGACGAATCCTCAAAAGCCATTGCACGTTTCTGCTGACTGGTGTCAATCATCTTACCTTCAGGGGGACCGCCATAAAACTTTTCCATTCCAGGGAGGAGCTTGAGGACAAAAGCAATCACTACAAGAGCTACTAAAAACCAGACCCACTGCTTCATTGTTCAAGTACCCGAAAAAAACGAATGTCGTAATCTGTAAGAAGAGACACTACACAATGGAGGAAACTGCACTCTCTACTCTACGTATCATGCTCGAGCGCCGTAAGCTAGGTACCGCGACTGAACGGATTACGAGTGATAACAAGAAGATGGCTTCGGCTAAGCTATACACAATCGGCGATGTTCTCGTCGCGTACTTTGATCAGAAGGACAAGGTCCTTGCAGGTGACATTACAAACGTCCTTGCCTTTGCAGAGGAGAATGGACATACATCGGGTATTGTGATTGTTGCAATGAGTCCGCCTTCTGAGAATGTTCTGCGTGTTGCAAAGTCCCACGCAAAGAAGCGAGTTGCCTTCTTCCATGTATGGCAGCTTCAGTTCGATATCACGACGCATCGTATGGCCATGCCCCATCGGATCCTCACCGAGGAGGAGCGCACGGCTGTCTTTGACAAGTACAAGATCTCGGATCCTGAGAATCAGCTGCCGTGGATTGATTCGCAGGATACGATGATCAAGTGGATTGGTGCGATCCCAGGCGACGTCGTTGAAGTGACTCGCCACTCAGATACGGCGGGTCGAAGCTTATACTATCGCTACTGCGTTGAAGATGTTAATGTCGCTCAATAATAATGGATACCTTGGAACAGACATATGTCGAAAAGCGTCGTCGCTATGAACAGCTGATTTCTCAGAATGATCCTAGAAAGATGGATGACATCAAGACTCTCAACAAGGATATTGCAAAGATTCTACAGTCAATGCTCGTTGAGCTTTCAAAGGTAAAGGATGATGCCGGAAAGATTGATGCCTATCGCGATGAGCTTATCAAGAAACTCATTAGCATTCAGAATGATCATAATGCCATAATTACGAAAAAGGATCACGAGACTACGCTGAAAGAACTGAAGAAGAACGAGACCGTAGCATTTAACGAGAGCTTTTTTTGGTATGGCGTGTTTCTTGTGATTGTTACGATTGCATTCGTGGCTGTCCTTATGTGGAAGGGTGGTTACAAGGAACCGATAATTCCAACTGCAATAAGCAACCCAGCGACAATGGCACCCTTGACGTATGCATAAGTATTATCAACTGCCTGAATCTCTTTTTGATGTAGTCGTTTTGTCTGCTCATAGTCATTCTGAAGACTAGGACCTTCCTTTTTAATCCCTTTGATATTGTTATCAAGCTTGGTAATAACACCATTGCTCTTTTCATACGTAGCCATGAAATCCCTAATCTGCGCTGCGTCTTCTGACATAGAAGCATTCATTCGTGCAATATGGTCATTGACTCCATTCAAGGCTCTTTCATACGCGGACTTGTAGCCTACGTTTCCAGTAACCTTATACGCTGCGTAGTAATTCTTGTATATGTTAAGCAGTTGCTGAAAGTCACCTGGAACACTCATTATCTTCTTGCTCCTAAAACAAAATGCCTACTTCTCCCTATGGTCAGGTAAATCCCCCCGTGCGTCGTGCGATGGTTGGCGATGCTTCTGAACACACTCGGTTTATCCGCATGGCTTCCACAATTGCTCCGTATCAGTCGCAGAATCAGGCTGCGATTCCTAATCTTCTTGGATGGCGCAATATGGCAGCTAGCCGTGATGTGAGGGTCATTATGCCGATCCTCGGTGCCTTCAAGTCTTATATTCCCAACCGTTAAACAATGGACGAGTGCAAACAGTTTCATGAAAAATATAGGGATGCCGTGATTGCCGGCGGAGATATGCGTAATCTTCCTTATATTGCGAAATGCCTTGAGCCTCCGCTAGGTGGAAGTCGTCCCGCATGGATGTTAGCAGTACCTCCTCAAAATGCTGTGGATTGCGAACGAAACTCAAGTGGAGTTGTTATCATGTGCAAAATTTCTAAGACTTTGCAGGATGCTGCACTGGCAGATAAGAATGCGAGCAAAACCCCAGACAATACAGTCGCGGATCATGAGCGCATTCAGACACAATATGCAGGATATTCTGCACTGTCGGATTCGGGTAAGAAGATCAAGGAAGTTACGGATAGTCTCCGTGTCCCTCGCCCTCCTGTTCAACCAAATCCAATCAAGACCGAGCGCGATAAGATCTTCAAGCCAACAAATATGGCTGTGATTCAAACAGCTCTGTTCTCAATCCTATTGGCGTTGGTAACCTTCTTGGTTGTTCCGGGTCAGTATGCGACAGGGGTAGTATTTCTGATATTATGTACTGGAATCTCCGTTGGAATCTATCTGAGTAGTAGATAATGGGAAACTGTCCATCTGAGTTTGCGGTGGCTCCAAGTGGAGGTGGGTGCATACTTCAATGCCCAGCATCAAAGAACTACGAACTAAAATCGGAAGGACAAAAACTATCATGTGTCTACACTGCTGATCCAACGATCAGCGTGCCGCTAACGGTTGTTCCGAACTATTATCAGAACCCACCAGGACCTCCTGTTAGTTATAAGAGCTTACCAAACAAGTCTATTTATCAAACTGAGATTGATCGGTTTACGAATGCAATGGCGATCGCGGATGGGAAGATTGATAAAGGTCTAAAACTAAAAACAGCGTTCACTGCATTGCAAGAAGCGGAGGCTGTTCGCGATCAGGCGCCTGATGCATATCAGTCTGCGAGGATCACTTACTATACGATGGTCAAGGGAGATGGCTGGATTGAACAGGAAAAGGCTCGTATTGCAAACGTCGAAGCCCAGCCAGTTGTGAATGACTACATGAAAAAGTACAATGATCTTCAACAGAAGAAGCAGGAACAGAAGTCGGTGCTCGAAGTCGCAAATGCCATGAAGAACAAGCTCCTTAGCGTCCAAGGAAATTTGGAGTATTCTGTTGGAGCATTTCAGAAGCAGATTGGTGCCATCAAGAATCAGATCAACATGGATAAGAAGAAGCAGATTGAAGAGGCGCAGTCAACGACAACATGGATTGACACACTCTTGAACTGGCTTATTGCACTTGTAACGATCGTTGCTGTTGTGCTTCTTGTTCGGTATTATATGCGATCCCGCGTTCAGTCATCTATTCCTTCTACCATGCCACCAAGGTAATGGAGGTAACTGATCCTCGCTCAGTAGCAGACTTTCAAAAAACAACCTTTTGTGGACATCCAAGGTCACACGTCGTGAAGGTTCTCCTTCAGAACGTGCAACTCGGTCATGCGGATTACGCATGTTATTGGTCTCTTGAACTTCTTTGTTCGGGACTTGTTCATAGCTTATGGGCAACCTTCTTTGATGCGGCTGCTCTTCACATCAATCGGGCAAACCCAAATGTGTTTCTGTACCTGGCCAATGCATACGAACGCTATGCTCCGATTGAACAGGTATTTAGTGTGAGCAACATGACCTCCATCCGTAACAATGTAGATGTTCGTCAACTTGTCTGCGAGGTTGCTGCAACGCTGTCCATGTGTCGCAAAAATAAATTGCCTTCACTTCCAACAATCAAGCCTGTTCATGACTTTGATCCTCAGACCATTCAGGAGCATCTCAAGGCCCCATCTCAGCTCTACGGACGTCTTTCACTTCGCCCCGCAGATCCCTTACCTGTTGCAGTTCCGATCAACGAGTTTGTATATTGCTTACGATCCGATGTTCGTGATGCGACAAGGGCGTTGTATTGGATGGCCTGGGTGTTCGCATATTGCCGAGAGCATAAAAAACAAACCAAGCAAGCACTCATCTTTGCAAACCGATTTGATGAATTTGTGTCGGAGCCCCATGGAGCCCATCCTGTTTGGATCTTCTGGGATGCCATCCGAAAGCAAGCTCAAGGCAACGCAAAGGCGGTTATCGAAATCCTTTACAAGATGTACTGTTTGCGATGGAGCCCTACGGAAGCAAAGTCTAAGCAGCATCTCCTCCTGGCCGCCGTCGTGATTGTGTGTGAAGGTACTACATTTGATGCGTCAGTTGTATCTGGAAGCACGATTGCAGTTTCAAATGTTCTTCAAGGAATGCCTGGATGGATTGATGCAATTGTACGTATGAAGCAGAGCTTCGCCTAAAATGGATGTAGATTTGTAATGTAAAGAGACATCAGCTAAAATGGCAAACTTTAATCCCCAAATCTCCGCTTCCAAGGTCGCTGCACTCATCGGTCTCAATCCATACCAACAACCCGCTGAGGTTATGTATGAACTCCTCACAAAGCATCTTCCAACCAAGATCCGCATGGCCAAGATTGAGTCAGATGAGAATCGTAAGGCATTGTCCAAGATCAAGAATGAGGTACTTTACACACAGGCAGTCAAGAATATTGTTGCAAACGGAATCCAAGCCTGCGTAGGTAAGACAGATATCACCGACATCCTCGCCGATGTTGAGAAGAAGGCAAAGATGGTCATGTCCTTTCGCCACTCTGAGCTACCGGCTGAGGTTCAGGACCTTGTTGCAAAGGAGGTTCGCGGATCTGTTCAGAAGAGACGAGGACTGAACAATGAGAACACTATTCTCAATACCTACGAGGATGAGAACAAGGTCGTGGTTAAGGACCGCAACACAACCACGTTCCACAAGGTCTACGATGGATGGCAGCTGATTGGTCGCACGGATGGATACGTGGATGAGCACAAGCGCATCGTTGATTCCAAGGCACGGACTCGCTGGTGGCCGCAGGTTCCGCTCTACGATGAGATCCAGATGCGTGTCTACATGGAGCTGTCTGGAGCTGGCGAAGCGGAGCTGTTTGAGGTCTTCCCCGACGGTCGTAGCCGCACAACCAAGTACCTCAATGACCCTGCAAAGTGGAAGACGATCCACGAGCAGTTGATCGAGGTGGTCGGACACATGCAGTCGGCGACGGATAACGATGATGTCCTGCGTGATATCGTTTTCGCAAACACGGTGGTACTGTAATAATGAAGCTTATCATGACTAGCACGATCCCTGAGCAGTACAAGGATCAAAAGGGGACAACATACGAAACCAGGTATCTGTACACCGGGTTTGGTAGGTATAACGAACACGAAAAGACACTTGAGACAATTCAGGTTAATACCAAGGGGGAATACGATTTTTTTGCTCGTCAGCAAGACCCGCAAGTGTTTTCAAGGGTGTATCACGCTGAGCATGTGACGGTTACGATTTACTCTGAGGCTCCTAGGGTGTGGAGCGAGACAATTGGACCAGCGACCTACTTCTTTCAAGCGATCGAGCAGGTGGGGGCGCAGCCAAGCTTCTGAGCCTGCTCCGTGACTGCCTCCTTAACCTCGGCGGCAGAGATGACGCCATCTCCATCCTTATCCAGCTTGCCGAGCGGCGACTTCTTGAGCTCGTCCAGGAGCTCCTTGATGGCTGCCTTCAGCACATCCTTCACTATCTTCTCAACATCAGCCTTCATAGCCTCGGGGACACCTGCGGACACGACCTCGGCGACCTTGGCCTCAACTTTGATTTCAACAGGCTCTAGAACAGTCTCGGGCTTAGGTTCAGTTTCAGACATTTGCGGTTTGTTTTATGCTTAGAAAAGGTCTAGAATATGTAAATGGACGTCTGGAACATCCTCTCCACTGGAGCATCAACCATCATACTCCTTGGTCTCATTCATGTCGCTGTTTTCTACGTGGTACGAACGATGTATCCACCGCTGCCTCCTAAGCCAGTCATGGTTGCTGCACCCCCTCCACAGGTAAGGTTCGATCTTCCTCCCGAAGCGCCCGCGCCGCCAATTGCACCCGAGATCCCATTGGTGACGACAAAGCTACCTCCTCCGATTGATACTCGTGATCCTGGACCTGCTCGTCCGTCTCAGCCTACTTTCACCGAAGGAACGAAAGAGAAGGAAGTGACGCTTCCTACAAATGTCCCAACGTATGAGAGCCTTTTATCGGCCGTATCCTCTAGTAAGGAAGGGCAATCCAATCTCGGACCCCTTTCAGGTCCCACAGCTTAGTGGAACTCCTGGATGGATTTACTTGACGCACGATAAAGAAGGTAATGCCCACGCATATTTCACCGATGCAAAAGGAGATAGGACTGATCAACTGGCTCTGGTCATGGATGAAAGAGTCTGTTGTGATACCATTTGTAGAGTCGTTCGATTGGCGGCGAAGATTTATGTGGTTTACGATCTCTTTGTCTTGAATGGAGTCAAGGTTCATGAGACTCTGAGTTTTCAGCAGCGTCAGGAACGGATAGCGGAGATTCTTGAATTGTTTCATCATCCAGACTTAGTCGCATTGACTACGATTGCAGATGCTCCCGTTGGATCGCATGTTCGTGGCTACGAGCAATACGACAATATCCCTGGGTCAATCGGCGTTTATATTCCCGCCGTAGAGTAAATGTCTTGTTCAAAAATAGGCGGACGTCGTACCCGCAAGATGCGGGGTGGTAATGGATATGGAGTCGGACAGCCGATCTCCGTTGGAGCACTTGAGTATGTCCCTAACATGACTTCGGTTCCCGATG